GAGGTCATGAAGTCCGCCCTGGGTGCCCGCAAGCAGCCGATGATCCTGAGCATCAGCACGGCGGGCTACGTGAACGAAGGTCCCTACGACGAGCTGATGATGCGCTCCACTGCTGTCCTGCTGGGCAACAGCAATGAGCGCCGCCTCCTCCCTATCCTCTACATCATCGACGACGTGGAGAAGTGGTACGACATCGAGGAGCTGCGCAAGAGCAACCCCAACATGGGCATCAGCGTGTCGGAGGACTTCTTCATCGAGGAGATCGCCATCGCCCGGAACAGCCTCAGCAAGCGGGCGGAGTTCCTGACGAAATACTGCAACATCAAACAGAGCAGCACCCAGGCATGGCTGCCATACGAGGTGGTCGACGCCGTCAGCGGCGGCGAGTACAGCCTGGAGGACTTCCGCAGCAGCTACTGCGTCGGCGGCATCGACCTGTCCCAGACGACGGACCTCACGGCCTGCTGTGTGGTCATCGAGAAGGACGGCAAGCTCTACACCTTCGCCAAGTTCTTCATGCCGGAGAACAAGATCGAGGAGCTGCAGGAGCGCGAGGGCGTACCGTATCGGCTTTATGTCACGGCCGGATTGATACAGCCCAGCGGCGAAAACTTCGTCGACTATAACGACTGCTTCGAGTGGTTCCGGATGCTGGTGGAGGAATACGAGATCCTGCCGCTGCAGGTCGGCTATGACCGCTACA